CCCACCTCACCACGCGGCCCACGCGCAGACCACCCAGACGGCGAACCCGGATCAGGTACCGGAGCCTGCTCAGCAAGATTCAGCACCCCCCCAGCCGTAGGGTGGATAAAACCGCAAGGGTACGGGGCCGGGCGGCCCTCACCATCACGCAAATGCGTAGTAACCTTGTACCCGAACCGCTCCGGCGACACACCAGGAGACGGGGCAACAAGCCGCACACCAGCGGTAGTTGCGTCAGGCGAATCATAAAGCACGCCGCCCACAACGTAACCGGTGCGGGCCGCCTGCGTAAACACCGCGTCACCACTAAAAGCGTGCGCGGTAGGCGTGAACTCAACACGCCCAGACACAGGAACCGGGGCACCCCACCGCTCCTGCATCGTCAAAAAATTAGCTGTCACCATACAGTACTCAGCCATACAAATTCTCCTACTCTAACTGCATGTAAGTGCGCACCGTAAGCTCGGTGCGATCCTCCCCCGGGCGGTGCTCAACACCCAGGACGAGACAATAAACACGGGTGCTAATGCCCGGTACCTCCCACCGGTATACATCGCCCACACGGTAGCCCGGGTCAAAATTCACGTTAATAGAGTCCGAATACACGGCCTTAGAATCCGATAGCCACGCGGCCACATCCTTAGCAAGCTCAAGCGCACGTTCGCGGCTGCCCGCCCAAATACCGGCGTCTATCTCAAGCTCCGGTGCCTCACGCAGCGGCCCGAGAACAACAGCGTCACCATCATCTTTAGCTTTCGCCTTAGCGCCGCCGCGTATGATCGGCATTTTTTCGCCCCACATGTCTTCATAGGCGCCTGGCATGGTGCGGTTATTCACCGGGAACTGCATTGTGGATCGGGTGGACTCGCCCGAGCCGCCGAACACTGCTTTGTTGTCAATCGTGAGCTTCCACCGCCACCATGCGAGCCGCTCAAGCTTCGGCGCGGCAATATAGCCCGTGTAACCGTTCTGCCCAATAGCGAAGTAGCAGGAGCCGTAATAGATTTTCTCTATCTCACGTTTCCACCCGTTCCCGTGCTGGGATATGGGTGTGTTGAAGAAATTATGCAGGTTCCACATAATGTCGTCGTCCAGCTCGAACCAGTCTTCATTCTCGTCTGGGCCGATAAACTCTTCAACAGTCTCATTGCCTAGGATGGACTGCCCGGTGCCCTGCCAGAGAGTGGCGCGGTGAATCTTCCCGACCTCACCCATGTTAGAAATCCAGGTGATTTTGCTTTTCACCCGCACCGCAGACCCGGAGCGTAGAATGTCCTGCCGTAGCGTGTAGTCCACCACATCATCGGCGGATATAACGCCCTTCTCAGTGGCTTCACGCAGCATCGTGCCATGTTTGAAATGGAACTCGCCCGTAGAGTCAAGCCACATCGCGCAGTGAATCAGCTCACCCAGCTCTTCAAGGAACTCAGACGCCTTACGGCCACGCACCGACGGCACCCAATAAGGATTATTCAGATAGTCGGGGATGCGCACATGCGCCTGCTTCCTACCCGATAGCGGCAGCGGCTCCATAGCCACCAGAACATCGGATATTTCACACCCTAGCTCGGCGATAATCTCACAATTACCAACCTCACTATTCGGCCCCCACCACCTTTCATGTACGCCACTAGGGCCGGGCGTACCCTCAACCCCTAGCCGCGTCTCCCAGCGCCCGTTCACATGCATCAGGAACTCGACAACCCCATCTTTCGGCACCAGAAAATCCCCATACTGCGGATTATTCCCGGGGTGCACAGACAGCCGCTTATTCCCCTCAAGGGTGATAGCGACCTTCTTACCGCCAACAGTTAGCTTGAGCGTGAACTTACCGGTGTGCCCGGCTCCCACACGGAACCTAACCATGACCGGCTGCGTGTTCCGCAGGTTCCGGTTCTCAGCCAGGTTCTCATACACGCCCCAGCCCTTGAAAAGGTAGCATTCGCCGCTATCACGGTAAACAAAAGTCGGGAAGAAGTCGTAGGCCTCCTCAGTAGGCCCCGCTTTCACGCACGCACCCTTATAGCGTTCCCATGCCGTCCACATAGTGCCCTGCAGGGGGGCGTGCATCACCACCCGCTTATCGACACCAAGCGGAACCTTAGACGCCGGGGACACTGCGAACCCGCACTGATCCAGCACATCCCACACCACGTAATTAATCGAGCAGCCGGGGGTGAACTTTTTAAAATCGCTGTTCTTACGGCCGGGCATGTGCCGCAGCAGCGGCATAACCTCAACGCCCTTACCGAACTTATCCCAGTCATCCACAATATGGGTGACAAGCTGGTTACCGTCCTGAACCTCATTAAAATCCACGCGGCCCGTGAAAACCCTCACCCACTTATTAGGGCCGGGTATATCCGACGGGGACAGGGATATGTCAATTTCGATGCGCTCACCGATTTTCGGGACACGCAGCCCACCAGAGAACCCCGTCCAAAGGTTCGGTGTCGCATCGGTCATCTGCCATGTGATAGTGCCCGTAGACTGATTGAACCCGGAGGTGATAGCTAGACGGCCGGGCAGGTCACCCGACATCGCGGAAGAAATCTCCACCTTGTGCATGCCTTCATCGGAGCCGCCGACATAGATGCGGGCGTAGATGATGCGCACACCCTTTTCCCGCACATACGACTTGCTGGCCTGCATCCCCCAGATTTGGGTAGGCCCCGGATTCTCAGCACCCATTAGCTACCATTCCCCGTTTCCTTGATCGTGCACGTAATCTCTGAAATGTTCTTGCTGCCGCCCCGGTAGAGCGGTTTCACCTCGTAATCATCCACGATGCCGCCCATTAGCGTTTCGCCTACCGTCCAGGGCTTCTTTTCGCGCCCTAGCACCATTGATGCGCAGGTGCCTGTCCCGCTCAACTGTACGCCGTAGAGGGTGCAGGCTTTGGGGACTAGCACGTAGGCTTCCCTACGGTGCACGCCCGCGCCCTTACCCGGCCCTTCCACGGTAGTTACACCGAATTGGCCTGCCCGGCCTCCGCCCCACCAGATACGCAAGTATGAGTCATCCTCTAGCACACACGAGATGTTCACCACCTCACCGCCCCACGGAAACGGAATGTCCTGCCTAACAAACGTCGGGGTTGTCACCGATGTGCCGCCGGGCCATATGATGCCGTGCCCGCCCGAATCAACCATCATGGGGGAATAAACGGCCCCGTAAACGTCCAGCAGTAGTGAGGTGCGGGGGGGCATGACGTTGATATGCTCCGCCCCGGCCGGTATGACCGTGAGCGGGGTGGCCGGGCCTACTAGCGAACCGCCGAGCATGGAGAGGTTCAGCAGCCCCTCAATCATCCCCAGCTGCTCACCCTCAGCCCGCCAGGTGCAGCGCATCTCACGCATACTGCGGGGAGGCCCGTAGAAGGAGGTTCGGCGCACACCCGTGAGCGGGTCTGTGTCGATCCTGTTCACCAGTGTTCGGGTGGTTGTCACCTCTGAGTACCCTTTTACGGGCACCATTGTTGCGGGCCGCCCTATCCACATCCTAGACATGCGCCGCCCCTCCTTCCTGTTCTGTTTCCTCTTATCTTTACCGGCGTGCGCGGGTGCGCGATTCAGTCATGGCTCCGTAGAATTTCGTGCCAGATATTTCCACTACCGGCTTCCACTCACTCAACGCCGCCGCTATCTGCTCACCAATCCGCAGGTTAGCGTCGGGTGCGGGCGCGAACCCCACCGGGGCGGGCGAACCACCAAAGGCGAAGCCGCGCACCGAACGCGGGTTACCCCCGGCGTTCAGGAACTCAAGCAGCGGCCGATTACGCCGCGTAGCCCTCTCGTTCATAATGAACTCACCGGAGCGCACACGGATAGGCTCGCCCGTATCCTCAACCACCGCCCGCCGGTTATCAACATGCGGGGCCGCAGGGGGGCGGCCGCTAATCAGACCGCCGGAGGCAAAGCCGCGCACCGTGTCACCCACATGCCCGCCGGAGGCAAAGCCGAAGACCTTCTTACGGTAGGTCTCGATCTTGTGGGTAATATTCTCGGTAATGTTCCTGATCCGCAGGGTTGTTTCGCGGACGGTAGGGATTGAAAATACCCAGTCGATAGCGCGGCGCACACTGCCTACGAACCCGCCGAGGCCGACGACGTTCAGCTCAGTGTTATGCCTATCGGGAACCTTCCCTACCGAGTCTGACGCCTGCGATGCGGCACGGTTCACATTCGATGCGTCACCCCGCATGTCGGTGTTATGCGACTTCGGAAGGTTCCGCACAGACTCGGCGGTTATCGCCGCAGCAGAATCAAAATTACCCGTGGTAGCCGTCATATCGGTGTTGTGCGAACCGGGGACAGCATTCACCGCGTCACTCACGCCCTGGATAGCTGAGGACGCATCAAACGTGCCCGTCGCATCAATCTCAATCTCTTTGTTACCGGGCATAGATTCAAGCCACTTAGCAACCTCACTGAAACCGCTAGTAGTCTCCTCGATACCCTGCGCCTGCACGTTCACGTTCTTCTGCCCAGGAATATTACCCAGGGCGTCACGCAGCTGCGTTGCCTTACCTGTAGCCTGGTCGAACCCGATAGTGCCGCCCGCGACATGCACCTGGTTAGGGATGCCGTTCACCTCTTTAGCGGTGCGGTTAGCCACCGCCCGGGCGTTATCATCCATGAACGTGCTGATGCTAATGTTCTTGTCTTGCAGGCCGAACGCAGCACGCGCCAAGTCCTCAACCTGCTCAGACGACAACCCCGCCTGGTACCCATATTTTCGAATCGTTTGGTACCCTCGCTCATAAATCGCACGAATCTCTTCCTGCGATTTACCCGCGTTAGAAGCCGCCACAGCAACCTTGTTCGTTTCGTTAGCGACAGACCCGAAAAGCTTGTTCAGCTCACGGCCGCTCTTAGAAGCGTTGTCGAAACCGTAACCCATCTCGTAGGAAGCGGTCTTGCCTTTTTTGAACGCCTCCGCCAGCTTCTCAAGCGACTCATAGTATGAACCCATAGAGTCGTTGTAGGATCGGAAGCCCTTGCCCAGGTAGTCGAATGCCTTAGCGAAATCAGATAGAAGGGATTCAACCTTTTCTACCACTTCGCCGTTCTCGTCCAGCTTCTTAGTGTTCTCGCCGATAGCGTCCGTCGCTTCACTGGTAGCGGCCGTGCCCTCCTTGATTTTCTTGTTCAGCTCTTCCTGGGATGCCCCGGCCTTCTGCAGCTTCTCAGGTAGCTCACCCTTCATCGCCGAGAACTTCTCTTCATCAGTGAGGGTTACGCCGAGCTTATTAGCGTAATCGGTGACGGCCTGCCCGAGCTTCGGGAACAGCTCAGTTATCTTGCTGACGCTCACACCCGAATGCTCCGCCTCGTCCGCTATCTGCTTGAAGAGCGCGGTAGCGCGCTGCGGATTCTCACCGTACATCTTCGCCAACGCCTCGTCCACCTGCAACACACTATCCTTGAGCAGATCGAACGAACCTTTAGAGCCGACGATGTTGTTCACCATGCCGTTAAACCCGTCGAACGCGGTTTGGTTACTGAGGCGTTTCAGTGCGTCGTTGATGCCGTTGATGCCCTCTTCGGTGCCGTGCATGGCCCACCTGCCGCGCCCGTTCGTGAACTCCGCATTTTTGAAAATGTCGTTGATGCGGTTCATCTCACCGCCGCTCTCAGATAGGGCGTTAGTCATTTTCTCCACACCCGGAGTCTGAGCGTTGAGGTTCTTGAACGGCAGGGCTATTGTCTCAGCCCCGGCTACAGCCAACGCCAGGTAGCCGAAGCCCCGGGTGAGTTTCCCTATCACGCCGGAGAATTTACCGCCGGTCGCGGCCCCCGCTTCCATTTGGGCGTTGGATGCGGCTACACCGGCTGAGGCGCTGCGCCCGGCTAGCCCTAGCTCTACTAGGGCTGTGCGTGTGGCGTGCACTATGGTTACGAACTTCGCGGCGGCGGCCACAGCCAGCAGCAGGCCGCCGGTTACACCGGCGATAGCTAACACTGTGTTGATTGTTCCAGCATCCACGCGGGTAAGCTCTTCAACCATCTTATCCAGCCATTGCACGGCCGGTCGCAAAGCGTCGGCCACACCAGAACCGGACTTGATGAAAAGCGTCTCGATAGCTCCGCCCAGCTTCTCAAGGTCTCCCTTAAGATTATCCTGCGCGATGGCAGCCGTCTTAGCAGCGTAACCAGAGTCATTGACCTTATCAATCCACCCCTGGATACCCTCTTGCCCGTTTTCGTAGAGCACGGCGGCGGCACGCACAGCGTCAGAACCGAAAATCTGCGCCAGGGTTGCGTCGCGCTGCTCGGCGGTCATGCCCTTCAACGCGGCTTTCAGCTCGCCCGCGAAAGTTGCTAACCGTTTGACCTTGCCCTGGTTATCGTACAAGCTAAGGCCCAGCTCGCTCATTGTCTCCGCCGTCTCCTTGGACGGATTCTGTAGCTTCTGCAACATGACCTTGAACGAGGTACCGGCGTCTGAGCCGGTGAGACCCGCCGCCGCGAACGAAGCTAGCGCACCGATAGCTTCTTCAATGGTGAACCCTGTCTGTGCGGCCACCAGGCCGGACTGCTTGAGCGCGTAACCCAGGTCGCCGACACTACCCTGCGCCTTACCTGCACCAGCAGCCAACAGGTCTGCTACGTGGTTCAGGTCGCTACCCTTGAGCTTGAACTGTGTCAGGGCGGTAGCCGCCAGTTCGGCGGCGTCACCGACACGAAGCTCACCGGCCGCCGCCAGAGACAGGGCACCATCAAGGCCGCCTTTCAGGATGTCCGATGTTTCCACACCTGCCTTAGCAAGCTCCGTGATACCGTATGCCGCCTCGGTACCCGAGTACTTGGTGTCCGCACCTGCCTTGATCGCGGCCTCACGCAACAGCGCCATATTCGACGCACTTTCATGCGTTGCGGCCTGCACGCCGGACATTGCCGCATCAAAATCTGCGAAAGCCTTCACCGGTAGAGCGAACGCGGCTAGCAGCCCGGCCCCGGCGATAGCGCTACCGGAGGCGAGCTTGTCCATTGCGTCACGGTTGCCCAGGATAGAGCGGGTGAGTGACTGTGAAGACGCCTCAGCCTGGCGACTGTTTTCCCGCATCTGCGCGTAGGTGTTGCGTGCGGCGGTGGCGTATGTTTGCACCGATGATGCGGTTGCGGCGGCCCCGGCCCGGGCGTTCACCGCCATCTCCGAATACACCAGCTTGTTTACGGGGCCGATGCTCAGGATGTGGTCGCGGGCGCTCACAGCCGCCGATTTGAAAGACGCCCCGACGGACGAGGCCAACCCACTGTAGGCGTTCTGCGAGTTGAGGGAGGCCCGCTCCATAGCGGTAGTGATGCCGCCCGCGTAGTCTATAGCGGCCCGTGCTGATTCGCGCCGCGCCGCTTTCTCCGCCCGCGTCATACCGGAGAAAACACCATAGGACTGTGCCGCCGTGTCCCTATAGGCTTGGACTACCTGCGCCCCGGACTGTCGGGCCTGCGCCGCACGGTTAGCGAACAGGGCCGCGTTAGCCGCCTGCCCCGCCCGTGACGTTTCGGCGATAGCCCGCACCGTCCCCTGCTGCGCGGCCCGTATGCTAGTGGCGCTAGTGAGTGCGGCCGCTGCGGCTACTGCTGCTGTGGATCGTATCGCGGCCTGTGATTCGGCTGCTGCGGTGCGTGCTGATTTTGCTGACTGCTGCCCGGTGAGTCCGCTTGTCTGCTGCGCGGCGCGGCGTGAGGCTGCTACGGCTGCTACGGCGGCGGCTTCGTGGGCGCGCACTGTCTGCGTTGCGGCGTCGCGGGCTGAGCGGGTGACGGTGCGCATACCCTGCTGCATCCCGTCACCAGCATGCTTACCGGCCGCTGCGGCTGCTATGCCGATACCGGATAGTGATTTAGAGGCGTCGCGTGAAGCCGCTGCTGCACCGGCTGATACGGCGGTGAATGCGCCGCCCCCGGCGCGGGCGTGCCCTGCCGCTACCACTGCGGCCTGCACCTCTGCTGAGGCTGCGCGTGATGATGCTACGGCTGCCCGCTGGTCTGCCGCTAGCCGCCGCCAGGGTGCGCCGAGGTCACCGGTGCCGCCGCGCACGTTCGCGGCCCGCTGCGCCTGCGCCCCCGCACCCTTAGCTATTTCGCCCATGCGTTTCATGGCGTTAGCGGCCTCGGATGCTGAGCGGCGTGAGGTGGTGCCGATGCCGCGCAGCGCTTTTTCTGAGGTGGTGGCGGTTTTGCGTGCTTCGGTGCCTATGCCGCGCATGGATTTAGCGGCGGCGGCCCCGGCCTGGCGCGTGGATTTTTCGGTGTTTCTGAATGATTTTTCGGTGTTCTTGGCAGCGTCTTTCGCTATTTTACCGGCCTGCCGCATACCCTCAGTGAATTGCTTCACATCAGCGCGTAGCCTTACCGTAACCTTCTGCTCCGCAGCCATACCCACATCTCCAAATCATCTAAACATCATCAGGTACAAAAGCGGGATCATCCCGCAAATCCTCCAAAACCGGGTACATAACCCGCCCCGGCTCCGGCCGGAAATTCTTCCCACTAGTCACACGATCCACCGCAGCCTTCGCATAGCAAGTCTCCTGCTCCACCTCGAACCAGCCGGAAAACTTCGGGTTACGGCAAATACTGGTGTGCCGCCCGCACTCCTTACACAGCTCACGCTCATACAAGGCGAGGCCCATCACGGCGATACGGTCGGCGTCAGTCCACGGCCCCTCACCGCCAAGCAGGATATGCGGGGCAACACCCCAATCACGGGCGGCCTGCAACGCCAACAGGCCGCCCGCGTGCTCCTCACAAATGAGGCAGTCAGCTACGAAACCGGGGCGACACCTCGAAGCCTACGGCGGCGTTAGCGGCCTCAACATAGGCGCCGATTACCCGCACGAACTGTCCGCCGATAGTCTCGTGCACACCCTCCCATTCGGTGGGGGTGAGCCGGTGCCCTTCCAGGGTCGCCGCCTCAGCTAGGATGCGGTACCAGAGCCGCACATCATCATTCTTAATGCCCTCGTCGGTGCCGCCATCAGCCTTGTAAGCTTCACGGATGCGCTCACTCTCGGTATCCACCAGCCCGTAAACCACTACCTCGGCGGTCTGCACGGTGCCTAGCAGGTGCTCTAGTTCGTCCTGCGCCTCGGTGAGCTTGTCCGCGTTGCTCACCTCACCCAGAGCCTCGGTACCGGCCGGGGCCGCACCCTCCGGCCCGGACAGCCGCTTAATAGTGGCCTCCAGTTCGGCGATACGCTCAGCCGCGTTAGCGTCCAGAGCCAGCAGGGCGGTGCGGGTGAGACGGTGCTCAGTGCCGCCGGTAATCCAGTCGGTCAGGTTGAACCCAGCAGGGGCCGGTGCGGTGGTTGCGGGGGTCTTCTTCTTGGTAGCCATGAATCATGTCCTTATCGTGTGTGTTTCGCGTGTGATTAAAGTGCCCTCAGCCGGGCCGGGGCACACACTAAACCCCGCCCGGCCAAGGGGGATGAGCCGCGCTCACCGCCTATGGTGGAGCGCGGGGGAGCCACCGCACGGGTGGCAGGACTATTAGGCCGCCTTAGCCGCGATGAACGGCCAACCGTTGTTCACAGCCAAATCGACTTCGGCGCGAATGTACCCCTCCGTGCCATTCTCCCCCTCAGGGTAGCGGGGGGTATCGGTCACGGCTTGATACACGCTAATCTCGTCTTCGGCCTCAAACGGCGCATCGTAGGGCTTGGCGGAGACGCGGACGACAACGAAAATGTCGGTGCCCTTAGTCTTGAGCATCTGAAAAATCTCGTCGCCCTGCGGATCAGCCTGCCCCGGTTTCGCCTTGTTGAACCAGCGGAAAGGTACGAGCTTACCCTCAAAGTTGGCCTTGCCGAACGTCTTTGCGTTGGAGTCTTCGCAGAGGGCGGCCATGCCGTCGATAGTCTCGGATGCGGCCGCACCAACGTGCGTGCCGTCCTTGAGCAGGCGGCACGATGCGTCCTTGCCCGCGTTTAGCTCGGTGATGGTCGGGGCCGCCGGGTTTTTGATGCCACCGGCGGGAATGAGAACAAGCTTTGTTTTAGCACCAGCTAGGGTGCGGCCCGGGGGGACTGCCATTAGTTCTTACCTCCATTGTTGGCCGCCTTGTTGGCGGGGTCTATTTCTGTCACTGGCTGCACGCGCCCCTCGGTTGAGGGCAGGTCGCGGTACAGGCCCGGGAATAATTTCAGGTAGTGCTCGGGCACCTCTACGATTAGCCCGGTCACGCTGTGGGCTACACGCACGAATCCGTCCATGCTGCTTTCACCTTTCGTTTATTGTGTTGTGAGACGCCACACCAGGGGGACGTATGCCCGGGCGGGTGGTGTCGTTGTGTCAAATTCTGGGTACGCGGTCTGCTGCTGCGGCTCGTCCGGCCTCACCTCATGCCCGCCTACAGCGTGCCCGGTGAGGCGGCCCCGCACCTCTTCCGATAGGTGCATGACCGTGTTCACATCAGCCCCTACTAGGGTTGTTTGGATGGTGAGGGTCTGTGAATCGCGGTCGGCGCACCCCGCTAAGCTCCGCATCGCGTCAATCCCCGTAGGCTGCGAGACCCACAGGAGAATGTAGGGCTTGGGGGTGCGGCCGTCACGGTAGAGCGGCACATCGGCGGGGACAACACCCGCGTACACTGTCGTGTTCTGAATGCCATCTAGGGCGGCGGTGAGCGCGCTTATTATCTCCGTGATTCGCATCAGAAAATCTTCCCCCCAACCTCCAATAGCGCCTTCTCCACAGACGGTACGACCGCATCGGTGGCGGGCCTCATGAACGGCCTGGGCCGCATGTGCACGGTGCCGTACTCGACGAACCCCGCGTATGAGGCCCCGGCGGTGATCGCGTACTCGTCCGCACTTACACGGCGGGGTTTGATGGATGCCCGCAGGTGCCCGGTGCGGATGGGTGCTATCACGGCCGCCTGCGCCGCGATGTCTCCCGCACCTTTGGCTAGTACCTGTTCGGTGCGGGGGCGTATGGCGGCTAGTTTCGCGCCGATGGCGGCTAGCTCGGTGATGTCTACGCTTTTAGTCACCGCGCGCCCCGTTCTCTTGTAGCGGGTCTGTGCATACCAGGTCGCGGCACGGCAGCTCCGTCCCGTAGAGTATCTGCCGCACGGTGAGTTCGCGGCCTACCGTGCCCGGGTCGTCGCTCCCTGTGATGCGCACTACCCAGCCGACGCGGGGCCGCTCAACCCGCAGCGGGATGCTCACCCGGTACTCGCGGCGGGCCGCGTCCAGCTGCCCCGTAGCATCCTGAGTGTTGCCCGAGAGGTTTAGCTCTTGCACGCGGCAGGGGATGCCCTCATACTCTATGCGCGGCTCCCCCGGCCCATCCAGCGGGTTATCCTTGTCGGGTGCCCCGGGTGAGTAGAGGGCGCACGTGCTGTTCATAGACCCGATCAGAACCGGGGCCTGCCTAGCACCCCACCCCTTCGGCACGACACGGCTGTTAGCTAGTACCAACCAAACCCACCCCCATAGCCGGTTGCCCGGGGGGATGCGCCCTCACTCATAGCCGAGCCGTGCAGGCCACCCAGCGCCTCCCAGAAAGCACCCGTGCTGCCCGCCCGGTCTTCGTCACGCTGCGCCTCAGCATCCAGCGCGTCAGCCTGCGCCCTCAGCTCAGCCGCAACCGCCGGGCCATCAACCGATAAATCCTGCTGCGTTATCTTCTTGGATAGCAGCACCTCGCTAGTGGCGATAGTGCGGAGCGCCCGGGCTGCGGCCCGCTTCACGTTCCCGCCGGACAGGTCTAGCAGGTCTTCCACCTGCACATCGGTGAGCAGGGTGCCCGTACCGCACCCCGCCTCCCCATCCTTCGGCAGGTCGGCGATGAGGAGCCGCACCCGGCTAATCTCTCTCTCTATCATGGGCGCGGCCCTCCATCCCTTCTTTTAGGCGCCGGTAGATGCGTACACGGCGGTGTTGTATACGGCGGTTGCGCCGGTCACGTGACGCCCACGGTAGGTAATTACGTCGCGGTCGAAAGAGCCTGCGGTCGGGTCGATGTCTCCACCGGCGACGTTGCGGCCCGCATCGTTCTTCACACGAATGTCCGGCTCGGCGTACCCGCGCAGGGATGCTTTCACCAGGGCGGGGTTGGTGGTTCCCACACCGGGGAGCACGTACCATGTGGTCGCGGCCTTGCTGGACTTGTCTACGGCGGTGAGGCCGTCAAGCACCTTGAGCGTGAACACACCGCGCAGGTAGTTGCTCTCTTCGGTGGTGGTGTCCCCCACGGTGGTTTTGATCCGCTCGGTGTTGAGGATGCGCTGCGCATCGGCCTCAAGGGTCTTGGGGACTACCAGCACGAGGCTACCGGTATCTACCGGTTCACCATCGTTGTTCAACCGCTGGGTGATGGATTTGTACGCTTCCCAAAGGTTGTTGATGGTGAGCGGCTTAGCAGCAACGGCGGCCTTGCCCTTGAAGAAGCTGGCGCGGGGGCCGGTGCTGCCTACGAAGGCTTCGATTACGGCGCGGTCTTCACGCTTACGCGCACCCTTCGCCAGGCGGTCGGGGATGCGCGCCAACTGCTCCCATTCCTGATTGAGCTGCATCTCCCAGGTGAAGGGGAGGGTGATACCGTACTTCTGCACCTTGATCTCGTGCTTAGTATCACTCAGCGACGCCGCCTTGTACTCTTCACCCTGCGCCACCAGCTCGTAATCTACCGGGCCGAACAAATCCTTGAGGGTCTTAGGGCGGAAGTCCGCCACCTCAGTGGTGTCCGCAAGCCCCTGCCACTGCGGCACGTAGTCGCGGTACGTGTGCAGCATGTCGATTTCTAGGGCCTGCCCCAGCAGCGTAGGGAAGTCACTAGTAGTCATGGCTTCGCTCAGGCGGGCCTGGGCGGAGGGGGTGCCGGTCATGCCTGCACGGAAAAGGCGTGCGGCCTCAATGATGCGATCACCGCCGGGCACCCCGGCCTCGGCGATTTTGTCCGCGTGTAGAAAGTCTTTGCTCATGAGTTTTCTCTCTTCTTGTCGGGGGTGGTTTAGAATGCGCCGAGTGGCTTCACGTGGGCGTCGGCGCCGGGGGCTGCGGAGCCTTCCAGGGCGACACCCCATTTCTTGCCTGCCCCGGTGGTTAGCTTCCCGTCGGTGCCTACGTTCACGCGCTGCCCGGCGTTCACCTTTTCTTTGACGGGGATCAGCCAGGAGCCTACGAGGTCTAGGGTGACGGGTGCCCCGTTGGCTGCGTCGATGATTGCTACACCGGCGTACCCGGCGTCGTTGGTGCCGACTACCACGGGGTCGCCGCTTTTCACGTCTGCGGGGGAGGGTACGCTGATGTGTTCGGCGCGGGGGTATACGAGGTTTTTAGCCATGATGGTTAGCCTTTCATTGCTTTGATGATGTCCGATTCGGTGACGGTATCCCCACCACCGGCGGGGATGCCGTAGACGCCGGGTGCGCCGTAGGGGGCGCGCGGGTATTCTGCGGCGTGGGCGCGGACGCTTTCACGGAACGCTTCGGCGTCTAGGTTCTTGTCCGCCGCCCCGGCCTCTGTGAGGGTTTTCACTGCGTGGGGTGCGTTGATGCCGTGGAACTCTTCACGAACGATAGACTCAACGACGGTGCGGCGCGCCTCACCCTCCAACACTGCGATGCGCTCATGCAACGCCTTATTCTCGGTGGCGAGGCGGGCGGCCTCAGACACGGCGGACTCACGGGCCGATTCGGCGCACCCGTCATTCTCCACCGGCCCCGGCTCCGGATCTACTGCTTCGGCGCCTGCCTCGGCGGTGTTTTCGTCGCTGGCGGGTGCCGTTTCACCGGCCACGGCCTCACCGGGGGCGTTGTTTTCCAGGGTGTCGTTGGTGCCTGTGATTTCTTCCACGGGGTTTTGCTGTTCATGGGGTTTTGGCATTTCGCCTTCGTCCTCCTTCTGGTGTTCTAGGATTTGGTCGATTCGCCCCCCGCGTCCTGGGCGGGTTACGAAGTCTACGGAGCGGATGCTGTGGATTGCTTCTACTACGCCGTCGGGGTTGATGCTGGCGGTGCCGTTGATGCTTACGCCGATGATGTGTGCGCGGTCGGCTAGGAATTTTCGGTGTGATTCGAAGATTTCGGCGGTTGCTTCTAGTGCCCCGGTTTCTGGGTTGATGGTGGCGGGGGTGGCTAGTGCTCCGGCTAGTTTGTTTAGGTCGCCTTCTGGGCGTTCCCATTCTTCGTTTTCGGTTTGGTGGTTGATGTACATGTGTGTCCCGGCGGGGAAGAGGTGGGCTGCGCCCGAGATGGTTTCGGCCGGGTAGTATCCGCTTGAGCCTTGGCCGGGGGTGATGATGGTGATTGCGATTTTTGCGCCGGTTAGGTCGCTTGTTGGTTGGCCGCCTGCTGATTCGCGGGTGAGTGTTTTAGGCATTTTTGGCTTTCTGTTTTAGGTCGCGTAGTGGGCGTTGGGTGATGGTGTCGCGCCAGCCCGGGTTTGGTGTTCTTTGGGCTAGGGCGGTGAATGGGATTTGCCCGGTGTTTATGAGGTGGGCGCGTTGCGCACCGAGTATGTCGGCTTGCGCTTGTGGTGTTAGTGAGCGGTACCACTCTTCGCCGGTTTGGATTTTTGGTGCGGTATCGGTTTGGTTGATGCCGAGCTGCGCCCAGGGTTTAGTCTTTGGGACGCGGGTGCACCTTCCCCGGTGGTGGTCGTTTGGGCCTGGTTCGGTGGTGGGGTGGGTGGTGCCGTGCATGGCGATGCATGCGGGGCATGTGCGTTTGTCTAGGGCGGCTACCCATACCCAGCCTTCTAGGATGTCGGTGTTACTTTTTTCCCATTGTTGTGTTGCGTGGCGTTGCGCGTCGTGGGTTTCTGTGCGGGCGATCATGGTTGCGCGCGGCAGCCCGCCTTTGAAGGTGTCGCCTACTTGTTTCAGGAGTTGCCGCGCGGTTTCTTCTGGGTTTTCCCCGGTTGCGGTGCCGCGTATTAGGGCGTGTTTTAGTTTGGTTTCGATTTCTTCGGGGAGCCGCAGGGTGTGGGTAGTGATGCGCTGGGTTGTGCGGTTTACCATCCAGTCGATTTCTTCGGGTGTGATGGTGTTAAGTGTATGAGAGAGCGCGTAGGTTAGGGGTAGCTGGGTCTTTACCATCCTGGCGTGTGCGTCTAGCGCGCTGCTGATCGCATCGGGGATGGTGATGTCTGCGGTTACGCCGGTGTATTCGGATAGGAGTTCTTCTAGCTTTTCGCTGGCGTGCGCTAGGGCTTCGTGGGTGCGGTTTGCTTGGAGGATGCGCCACCCGGGGGCTGCCCCTGTGGTGGGGTCTTGCGCGGCCCGGATGGCGTCGGCGAATGCTGCCTCTAGGGTTTCCCATGCTGCGGCCCATTGTGTGGCTAGTGTTGTCTCCGGGAGGGCTAGCATGCGTTCGGTTTGGTCTTTGAGGCGTTGTGCGGCTTCGGCGGCTGCCATGTGCACGGTCATTCGTCACTCCTCTCTCCGCGTGTCGCTTGCGCTATTATTGCGTCGGCTAGGTTGGCCCCGGCGGGGATGAACTCACCGGTGGTGGGGTCTGTCATGCCCGCTATGATTTCGTCGGGGTCGCGTACCCCTAGCGCACGCAGTGTTAGCAGGGCTAGGGTTTCGTAGGGTACTAGCCCTGTCCCGTAGGTTTTGGTTACGGCGTCGATTGTCTCGGCTAGCGTCTGCTCGTTGAGGTCGGGGAAATGGAACACTAGGGTGCGTTCTACCCCTTCGGGTAGTGTGATGTCCCATTGCCCAGCAACCTGTTTCACGGTGCCTTTGAGGGGGCCTTGCGGGGCGGCTATGGCGGCGTCGATGACGTGCCCTAGGATCGCCCGGTAGGTTTCTTGCCAGAGGTGTTGCCGCGCCATGAGGTCGTTGAGCATTGGCCGGTCTAGTGTTTCTGCTACGGCCCGCGCCCCGGTCTGCCCTGGGTCTCCTAGGAGCATGGTTACGGGGACGCCTAGTGCGGCGGCGACCATTGATGCTAGGGGTTTCCCTGATTCTGCGTCGATTGTCGCACCGGTCTTGGGCATGGCCTCTACTGTGGCGTCTACGGTGCCGATTACCCCGGGTGTGGGGGATAATGCGGCGTGCTGTAGTGCGCGGCGTGCCTCGGTGGCGGCTTTGTTGGTTTTCGCTGTTACCCGGTGGCTGATGCGTGCTAGTGCGCGCATGAGCCGCGCCCAGTCCTCAAGGTAGACCTTGTATGCGCGTGCCCAGGGGAGGGCTGCGAAGATGTCGGGCACGCCCCAGGCCCAGCCGTCGGGTGATCCGTCTGCCTGGTGGTGGATGGGGGTTGTCCAGTCTACGGGGATGCCGCCTATGCTTTGGGGTTGCGCTACGGGCCGCCAACCGAGGGCGGGGTAGTAGGCTTCTTTGCGGACGGTCTGGGAGGTTGCAGCATCGTATAGTTTTTCTGTCCAGGAGCGCAAATAGTAGCGTGGCTCTGCGGCGTTTTCTGGGTTGGTGAGTACGCCGGTGATTTCGGTGAGGGGGATAGTGCGGGCGGTTACGGCCCCGCTGGTGGGGTCGGTGCGTAGGGCGATGAATATGTTCCCGTCGGTCGCTTGCGCGTGTTCTAGCCGGTGCTGTGCCTGCATGCCTGTGAGTGCGCGGCGGTTTGCGGGCGCATCCCAAAACGCTTGTATGACGGCGTTCACATCCTGGCTGCTGTTTTCTGCGGTTGCTGTGGCGGTAACGCCCACACCCGCGCCGAAGACGTACCCGGCGCGGACGTGCACGCCACGCTTCACCAGCGGGTCGGACACGGACATTAGCCTGCACACGTCGCTGTTGCGTTTCACACCGGCTAGGGTGAACTCCTCGCTCCCTATCGTGGTGAGTCGCCGCCACCCCGCGTCCTCCGCCATCATCCCTTCAATCGTGGAGAATGATTCGCGTAGCTGCGCGGTTGCGGCCTCTAGCTCACGGGCCGGGCCGTTGAAAGCGCCCGCGATGGTCTCGCGCGCCGATTCGATGATGCTTTGCAGGCGGCCCATAGCCACCCCTTTCTGTTAGTAGAATCCGATGCTGTACCCGTCCTCACCCCATTCTTCGGCGTCTTCTATCGTGTCCCCGCCGGTGATGGGGTTGATACCGAGCTGGTTCACGGCCTGTGTCATGGCGTCTACCGCGTCGTCGTGCTTCCCGTTCGGGAAAAGCTTCGCTTCCTCAACTAGCTCTTCAACATTGGGTAGCAGGTGCGGTTCGGGTAGGATGATGTCGCCGGAGTGCGCTAGGGGCGAGACGGCGTTAGCGCGGACGACTTTACCGCCGTCGGGTGTGACGGGGATTATCCCGGCGACTTTCCCGCGTAGGGAGTTGATGACCGCCGGGCCGTTCGCCTTGTCTTCAACGAATTTCGCTACGGCTTGCGGCCACCTAGCGGACATTGCCTTGATCGCGTCTAGCGTCTCCATGAACGTTAGCCGCTCACGCCGCATATCCAGCAGGAAGCAGCGGGAGCCGCGGCGTAGCCAGACTTGGCCCACCACGTAATCGGATTGGTCGGTGCCCTTAAACGCCAAGTCCCAGGATTGTATGATTTCGTCCTCTGGGCCGATGCCGTGGATTACCCGCTCACCGTCATGACCTTCAACCCATATGGGGTTGCTGTAGCGCGCCCATGTACCGGGGAAAATACCGCCTTCGTCGGGTGATGGCGTGCCCTGGTATAGGGCGGCCCATGATTTCGGCCCGGCCTCCCGCTTGCGTTTCTCCCAGTTCTTTTGTGTGCGGCCGCGCGCGGACACCATGAACTCGCCGGGTTCCCGCCCTAGCGGGTCTTCCTCCCCGGCCTCCGGTTTATGGTCTGCCTGCGCTGGGATACGCAAGAACTCCCATTCGCCGGGGTTTTCCCGCATGAGCATCCCCGCCAGGTCGTTATCGTGCCAGCGGGTGAGGATCAGAATCACGGGGGCACCTGGTGCGAGACGCGCGGCTGCTGTGCCCGTCCACCAGTTCCATTGATCCTTTTGAATGGTGGGTGAAGAGGCGTCTTTGTGCCCGCGCACGGGGTCGTCGATAATCAGCAGGTCGGCCGGTTTACCGGTCATTGCGCCGCCTACGCCCGCGCAGAACACGCTCCCATCGTGCCCGTCAAGCTTCCAGAATTGTTTTGAGGATGAACCGGGGCGCACACGTATGCCGAGTTTCGCGGCGTTATCGCGGATGTCGTCACGAATAACCCCGCCCCACTCCGTGGCTATCTCCTGCTGGTAGGAGGCGATGATTACCCGCGTGTCCGGCCTCTGCGTGAGCACCCACTCAACGAAGCGGCGGGAGGCGCGCTGCGATTTACCCTCCTGCGGTGGCATGCTGATGATTAGCCGCGAATCCGGTTTATTGAACGCTTCTACTAGCTTCTGGTCGATCAGGTCTAGCGCCGGTGTCTGCACTGTTCTTTCGTCTAGTGCGGCCGCCAGCTCCCCGGGCGTACTGTATGCGGGTTTACCGGATGCGGTGGTTATGGATTCCAGAAGCTTTTGCGCCACGTGATCGGGTAGGGATGCCACAGCCTCCGCCACCAGCTCGGGCGGGTACGCGGCCACCATTTTCAGGAAGTCCATACACCCCACCCGCCCCGCGTTTTATTGTCCGGTCATTTGCTGAAGCTTCGCTATCAGCATCTCCTGCGCCGTTGTCTCGTCCACCTGATCCTGCTTTCTGGTTATACCGGCCCTATCCAGGACATTTTCGACGGCGCGCAGCCTGTCGCTTGATTTTTCAGCGCTCACCATTTCGCGGGCGAGCACTTTTAGGGCCGGGTCTACCAGCTCTTGGAGCCGCAGGGCTGCTTTGCGTTTGACCTGCGGCGCCCCCGCCCCGCCCCCGCGCGACGCACACCACACGCGCACCGCAC